ATTACCTTGGTGGTGGTTTTGGTGGAGTATTTAATCCAGCAAATGGAGGTCTTTCTAATTGTGGTCAAACGGCTGGTGAAGTATTTATAACTTTTCCTGAAGGAACTGTTAGTGCTGGAGGCGGCGCTGGAGCTTGTAGCACTTCATTAGGAGGTGGTGGAGGTTTTGGTAGTTATCCTGGAAACCAGGGCTTGGCTGGTGGCGCAAGCCCAGGTTCTGGTGGATCTTCTTATGGTCCGGGAACAGGTGGTAATGGAGGTTTTATTGGATCAAATGGTAATCAAGGAAATGGTGGATCAATTAGTATAACATTTTACCCGTAACTAAATAATAAAGAATGAGTCCAATACCAACACAACCCAGATATATCGATGTTTCTATGACATTTGCAACTAATCCGGTAACTGGTGATGTAACTACAATTACTGATGAAACGGATATTCAAGCTTCTATTGTGAATTTAGTAATGACAAAAAATTATGAAAGTCCCTTTCATCCGGAAATTGGTTGTTCTGTTATGTCTTCTTTATTTGAAAATTTGACTTCTATGACTTCTATAAATATCCGGCGATCAATAATTGATGTATTGCAAAATTTTGAACCAAGGGTTGTAGTTATTGGAGTACAAGTACAGGCAGACCCAAATACAAATGGATATTCTGTAATTGTGGTTTATCAGATTAAAGGGGTAAGCACTTCACCAATTACTCTAAATTTGTTTTTAAAGAGATTAAGGTAAAGAAATTATGTCTCCTACAACAGCTACAAAATTTTCCTTGACTGAGTTAGATTTCGATGGTATAAAACAAAATATACAAAATTATCTTTCTGGACAGTCCACCTTTACAGACTATAATTTTGAGGGTTCTGGTTTAACTGCAATTTTAAATATTCTTTCATACAATACCTCCTATCTTTCCTTTTATTTAAATATGATCGCAAATGAAATGTTTTTGGATTCTGCTGATCGCAGGGAAAATATAGTCTCACTTGCCAAAGCAATTGGATATACACCATATTCTAGAAAATCTGCACAAGCAGTAATCAATATTGTTATTACTCCACCATCTTCTCCTACACCACCGTCAATATTGAATATACCAATTAATACAATTTTCAACACTTCAGTTTCGGGTGTAAATTATACTTTTGTTACATTGCAGTCTATTAATGTTTCATATAATTCAGTATCTAACCAGTATGTTGCAAATAATGTTCCTATTAATGAAGGAATATTATACACCTATCAATATACAGTAAATACAACCAGTCCAGTAGATTATATAATTCCCAATTCTAATGTGGATACATCTTCATTAAATATTTCTGTCCAAACTAATTTACAAAATGCATCTATAATAGTTTTTAATCAAGCAACTGATTTAACATTGTTGAATGGTAATTCAAATATATATTTTCTTCAAGAAACTATCAATAAACAATATCAGGTATATTTTGGTGATAATATTTTGGGTGTTGCTTTATCTAATGGAAATGTAATTTATTTAAATTATTTGGTATGTAATGGAACTGCACCCAATTTAGCAAACATTTTTACACCTGCTTCCAATATTGGTGGTTATAGTAATATTTTAGTAACAACTGTTAGTGTTGCGGCTGGCGGTGCTGAAAGAGAATCTAAAGAATCTATTAGGTTTACTGCACCTAAAAATTATCAGACACAAAATAGAGCGGTAACAGCTATTGATTATCAAAATATACTTTTAGATCAATATCCAAATATATCAAGTCTTTCTGTATGGGGTGGTGAGGATAATATTCCACCGGTGTATGGTTCTGTTTTTATTAGTTTGGCACCTACTGTTGGTTCGGTTATTACAGAGACTACAAAACAAAGTATTGTTAAAAATATACTTTCACCAAGAAATATTTTATGTATTACACCGACGATTGTTGATCCGGTTTATACAAATATAATTATTAATTCAACGGTATTTTATAATGCACAAAATACTTTGAATACACAGGGACAAATAAAATCTTTAGTTTTAAATACAATAAATAATTTTGCAACCACTTATATTGGCGTTTTTGCGGCAAGTTTTTTGTATTCCATGTTAACTAGACTTATTGACACTTGTGAAACATCTATTACGAATGATTTAACAACAATTCAAATTTACCAACAATTTACACCGGTTCTTAATGTTGCCAGTAATTATAATTTGAATTTTTCTAATGCTATAATTCCTGGGTCTTTATCTAGCAGTTCTTTTGTGGATTTAACAGACCCAAATTATACAACAGGACAATTGTATAATTTGGATGATGATGGTGTAGGAAACCTTCGAGAATATAAATTAGTTGGATTAAACTTTGTTTATGTAAATTCTAAAATAGGAACAGTTAATTATGTTACAGGTAATATTGTAATAAATAATTTCCAACCAAATTCAGTAACAAATTCTAACGGCACTATAAATATTAATGTGAACCCTTTAGTAAATGATGTTATTCCTACTCAAAATAATATACTTATAATTAATCCTGCTGACGTTTCGGTAAATTTAATACAAAATTAAAAATATGTTTTATGTTCCTTTAGGAAAAATTTCTCAATACGTGCCAATCCAATCTGGAGCAACAGAGTATATCCGAAATACTTTTCCGCTTTTTCTAACTTTTTTGGAAGACTATTATGAGTCTTTAGAACAACCATTTACTATTATGGAAAATAAGGAAAAATAAAATGTCATTAGGATTAACTCAAGCTATTTTTTCTTTATTAGAGCAACGGGATATAGATACTGTTCTGAATGAATATATGCAATACATGAATTTTGAATTCATGGGAAATATTCCTGTAAATATGTTGGCAAATTCCAGAACCTTTATAAAACATATTAAAGATTTTTATCTGTCAAGAGGTTCTGAAGGATCCTATAAATTACTTTTTCAAGTTTTATTTAATGATTCTGTTTCTTTTTACTATCCAAAATATGATCTTTTTTCGATATCAAATTCCACTTGGACAAGTGATACTGTCATCCGAACAACCACAACCAATAATACATTATCATTTATTGGACAAAAAATTATAGGTAAAATATCTAAAGCTACCGCAAATGTTGAAAATGTTGTCCAAATTCCTATAGGAAATACTATAGTAAGTGAAATTTATATTTCTAATTTATCAGGTTCTTTTTTAGTAGATGAATTAATTTCGGTTACTATATCTAATAACATATTTTATGAAACTGTTTACGGTTTGGCTATTGGAATAGATATCATAAATCCTGGAACAGGATATCAACCCGGAAATATTATTTCTATTTTTGGTAATAATCAAACAGCATTGTTTGTTGTGAATACAGTAATAGGAACAGAAATAGGTTTTTCTAATAAAGCTCAATATGAAAATTATCCTCAACCACCGAATATCACATTAGAAAATACCGCATCAAATATAGATAATTTTTATCAAAATATGTACTTAACTATAATCGGAGGAAAAGGTTCAGGACAAATAAAACAAATTATTAGTTATAATGGTTTAAATAAAGTAGCAATTTTAAATACAAATTGGTTAGTTTTACCAGATAACACAAGTCAGTATAGTATATCCTATGGACAAATTGAAAGTCTTTCACCTATTAATTTTGGTTATAATTATCTTTTAGAAGTTCCTGCTAATTTTAGTTTAAGTGGTAATAGAAATGCAACAGGAAATATTGTTATTGGAGCAGTTGGAAATTATCCTGGAAGATATATTAATAATAAAGGTCTTTTAGGAGAAAAAACAAACGTAATACAAGATAGTTATTTTTACCAAACATTTTCCTATCAATTAAAATCTCACGAATCTTTATCACAATATAGTAAAACTATAAAAAATGTTTTACATCCTGCTGGTTTGAAAATGTTCGGAAATGTTTCAATTGGGGGAATTTCTTTTACTAGAAAAAATGCTAATTTAAATGGAATTCTTTCCAAAAATACTTTTACAGGTATTTTACCTGCAACCGGTTTGGTGGCACAATATGCTTGTATTGAAAATGATAGTTATCCAACAATATTATATGATGATAGCGGAGCCTATCCAAATGGATATAATTGTTTATTGAATGCCTCATATTTACCCATTTGGAATGGAAATGCTGGTTTATATTTTAACAATGCATTTGTTCAACCAGATAATCCCACATATTCAAAAGTTCCAGTAAATAATTCTTCTCAAACTATTATTGTAGTTTATAAAGTCAATTCATTAGCCAAAAATAATAGTATGTTGGGATCAATAGATACTAATAATGATTCTGGAATAAGTGGTTACCAATTTATTAATGGCACAGATGGTAGTTTAACTTTTAGAACACAGAAAATGAATCCAAATCAGAATAATTTAGAAGTTAGTTATCCTCCAGGTTCTATTAACACAAGTAATTATTATTTTGCTTCATTAAGATATTCTAACAATACATTGATAGGTAACCTGGGACAATTGGCTCCAGTTAGTGCTAGTTTTGGATCTAATATTGATAATATTGGCGTGTCTATAATTATAAATCCAGTAATTTCAAATTCTTCTGGATATTATTTTGGTATTGGGGGTTATGTACCATCTTTTCCTACTCAATATAAATATGGTATGTATGGTACTACAATGTTATCTACACCATTTCCTTTAGTGTCATTTCCTGAAAATCAGGTTAATGATCCTTTTAATGGTTATATTAGTTATATTGTAATTTATAATTCTTTTTTAATGGATCAAGAAATAAGTAATGTTTATCAATATTTAAAAAATTATGTGATGGACGGCCGAGGGATAGAAATCTAAATGTTAGCTATAGAAAATAATAATTTCAGGATTTATAATGCCCAGAAATTCCTAGAGTCATTATTACAAACGCAATTATCAATTAATAACTTATATGTTTGGATAGGACAAACTATTCCTTGGTCTAACGATTCTATACCACCATCACCACAGGATACAGTTGCATCTAGAATTGCCACATATAATAATATGTTGGCTATTAAAAGAGTTTCTCCATCAGATTTAGTTGCTGTAATACCAAATTATTTGTGGGTTTCAGGAACAATTTATACTCAATATTACGATTTAGGTGAATTAGGTTCTGATGGAATCTATCATGATATATTTGATCCATCAATTACAGGAACACCTTTTTATGTTATCACTAATCAAAATAATGTTTATAAATGTTTAAGCAATAATAATGGAGAAACTTCTACAATACAGCCAACAGGAACTGGAACATTTACAACTTTCGACGGTTATATTTGGAAATTTATGTTTCAAGTGTCTATTGAGGATATTCAACAATTTTTAATTGGTACCACAAATACTACTCCAGGTTGGATTCCTATTCGTAATATAAATTATAATGATGGTTCATTACAGTGGTTAGTACAAGCAACTGCAATACAAGGAACAATAGAAAATATACAAATACTTAATGGTGGATCAGGATATATAAGTGCTCCAATTGTAACAATTACAGGAGATGGTACCGGTTGTACTGGAACGGCAAATGTTTCTGGAGGTAAAGTTACTGGTATTAATATTTTAACAAAAGGAATTAATTACACTACTTCTACGGTAACATTTACGGGAGGCTCTGGCATAAACGCCTCAGCACATGCCATCATTAGTCCTCCTGGTGGACATGGTTCTAATCCTTTGTATGAATTGGGGGCTATGTATGTTATGGTCAATGTTTCTTTTAATTATGATGAATCAGGTAAAATTACTACAAATAATTCCTACAGAAATTATGGTTTATTATTAAATCCTACGGTTTCTGGATCAACTAATTATTTTACTGGATTAGTTGGAACATGTACAACAAATATTTTATTGGATAATATATCAGTTCCTTTTAGTGTAAATGATTTTGTTACTGGTGCAATAAGTGGGGCTACCGCTTATGTGGTAGATTATAATAACACAACAAATATTTTGCGTTGTTTAAATATTACCGGAACATTTCAAGTTGGGGAGACTTTAAATGATACATCTACAGGAACAATAGTAGCTATTATTCCTCCTGATATACAGATTCAAAGTGGATTAATTTTAACTCAAGAAAATATAACACCAATCATGAGATCCTTGGATCAATCAGAAAATATTTCTATTGTTTTACCTTTTTAAACGTATAAATACTAATGAGAAATTATGCCATTAAATTTTAATAATAAACCATATTTTGATGATTATAACCCACTTAAAGAATTTTATAAGATTCTTTTTAAAACTGGCCAAAATGTCCAGGTACGTGAATTAAACCAATTACAATCCATATTGAATAACCAAATTTCTAATTTTGGTAAATATGTATTTCAACCTGGGTCTATGGTATTGCCCGGCGCAATAACCTATGACCAAAATTTAGCATATGTTCAATTAAATCCAACATACGCCGGGGCGCAAATAAATTACAATTTAATTGACCCAACCATAGTTCCAAATGTCCAAATTCAAGGGGTAACAACTGGTTTAATAGCTCAGGTAATTCAAGTTGCATCTGATATCAATACACTTTATATCAAATATGTAAATTCTGGAACAAATAATACTACAGCAGTATTTGCGGCAGGAGAAGTTTTGAAAGTTCTTCCTTTAGGAACAAATATTTGTCAAGCGGTATCTGCAAACGCAACTGGGCTAACGGCTTCAGCTTCCATTTCAAATGGTATATATTTTATATTCGGTAATTTTGTTAGTGTATTATCTCAAACAATTAGATTAGCAGATTATAGTCAAACGCCTAGTGTAAATGTTGGATTAGAAGCTATTGAAAATATAATCACTTCTCAACAGGATCCTAGTTTATTTGATAATGCATTGGGCACTCCAAATTATACGGCCCCTGGTGCTGACAGATACCAAATTGTTTTGAAATTAACTTCATTACCAGCAGGAACAACACCCGATAGTGAATTTACATCTTTAATGGTTATTTCAAATGGTGTTATTCAATCTCAAGTTACAACATCGGTTTTAAGTCAACTAAACGATACTTTAGCGCAAAGAACATACGATGCAAATGGTAATTTTATAGTTAAACCTTTTGGTTTTGATTTACATGAAGATTTGTTGAATGGAAATAATGGTGGTATTTATACTGCTGGAGAAGGTGGCGAAGAATATGATTTAGCCCTTGGTGTAGAACCCGGAAAGGGATATGTTGATGGTTATTCAGTTCAAACAATTTCAAAACAATATGTAACATTAGAAAAAGCTCGAACCACAAATTTTGCTCAAAATGCACACACAAGAGCATATTTAGGAAATTATGTTTATATTAATAGATTGTATGGTGTTCCTCTTTATAATACATTACCACAAGCTGCATTGTATTCTGGTCCAATTACTAGTGATGGAAATACACCTTCAGGAGTACAAATTGGTACGGCAACATTAAGAGGATTACAATTTTATGAAGGCACATTTCAAGCAGTAACTAATCCTGGACCTATTTTCCAATGTTTTTTGTCTGACATTAATATTACAACAACAGGTAAATCAATAACCGATGTAAGATCTTTTATTGTTTCGGATAGTCCAAATATAACGGCTAATGTTTTAACCCAAGTTGATATTGTTAATGTTGTTGGAAGCTTTTTTTCTGGATCTTATCCTACCACAATCACAGATGGAACACATATTGAAACAGTATATGTTTGGGATACAAATAATAATTTAATATTAACATTACCAACAACTACATCTATTTCTGTAAATTCTCCGATCACGGCGGTTGCTAATAGCGCAAATATCGGTACGGCAAACATTTTACAGCGTATAGGATTATTTGATACAAGTGATAATATTTTAATTTATAACTTGCCGCAAAATGTAGTAAAAAGTGTAAGAGATCAAAGTAGTACTCCGGTTAATTTAACGACATATTCTGTCCGGACAGTTTTTCCTACTGCTAGTGCTACTTCTGGATCAGTAACATTTAATGCTCCAGGTGGTCAAGTTTTTTCTCCTGTAGATATTACAGATTATGTTGCTGTAATAGAAACTGGTACACCAATAGGAACTTTAATTAATGTTGCAAATGCAACACCAACATTTAATTCCGGTTTCACTCAATTGACATTTCAAGTTCCTTCTACAGCTATTCATATTAGATTATCTGCTACTATGATACAAAGTACCGGATTAGAAAAAAGTAAAACACTAACAGCACAAAACATAAAAGTATCCTCACCAACAAAATTCATAAATCTTGGAAGAGCCGATGTTTACGCTATTACTGGTGTGTTTATTGGCACGGATAATACAGGACAAAATATTACAAGTTGGTATACATTTGATAATGGACAGAGAGATAATCGGTACGATTTTGGTTCATTAACTTTACTTCCAGGATATACATCTCCTTCTAATGTATATATTGAATATTTGTATTTTGTGCATAATTCTGGCGATTATTTTACAGTTAATAGTTATGTTAATTTTGATTCCGCATTACCAGGATATATTGCAAACGTAACTTATTATCCCTTAATTCCAACATATAATGGTACCGATGGTAATACATATTCTTTGCGAGATTGTTTTGATTTCCGTCCTAGAGTAAATGATAGTGCTTCACTTACCGGAACATTAACGGGTTCAAGTTATAGCAGTATTCTATTTCCTCCTACCTACGGAACAGTAGGTAATTTGGTTGTTCCAAATGAAGATATTATTGCCGATTTTTCTTATTATTTGGCAAGAATAGATAAATTGTATTTAAATCCTCAAGGACAATTTATTGTTTTAGAAGGAACACCATCATTAAATCCTGCTGTTCCTGCGGATCCCTCATCGGGTATGGTTATTGCCATTTTATCATATCCAGCATATACATTTACTCCCAATTCTGTTGGAATAACTATTATACCTAATAAAGTATATACCATGTCTGATATTGGTAATTTGGAAAAACGAATTACTAATTTAGAATATTATACTGCATTGAATCTATTAGAACAACAAACCGCAAATATGCAAATTCCAGATGCAGTAACAGGATTAAATAGATATCAAGCAGGTTTTGTGGTTGATAATTTTATTGATAATTCTGTTGCCGATTATACTAATCCTGATTGTCATTATTCATTGGATGCGGTAAATAAAACTATGCGTCCAACTTATTATATCAATTCTATTAATATGAATTTTGATGCCGCAGATAGTTCTAATTTTGAATTTCAAGCATTAAAACCAAATAATAATGTATTGACATTACCTTATTCGGAGGCTGCAATTGTTACTCAGAATATGGCATCAAGACAAGAAAATTTAAATCCCTATAATATTTTCCAATTTATAGGTAATATATCCTTAACTCCTGCAACAGATACATGGATAAGCATTACATATCTTCCAGATATTACGGTTACAAATAATTCTATTTATGCTATAAACCAAGCAGACACAGATGCAACTGGTGCAAATATTTTAGGTACAATTTGGAATGCATGGACTACCGATTGGGTGGGAACACCAGTTACAACGATTTATAATGTAACAGATCCAGCAGAAGGTGGTCCTTATATTGAAGCTCGTACAACT